GAACCATGTATCCGTCAATCTCAACTTCAGTAGGCACATTGCGAAAGCCGACTTCATCTTTGATAGTGCGATTGACTATAGTCGTACGCTTCATCGGCTCAATCGTGTACGCAGGCACTGGACGTTTCTGTTCGTCCATCGTCATCGCCCGCATAGGCTTGTTAGCAAAGCTTACTACTGGTGTTGGTTCGGACGCCATTCGTAGTTACCCCTGTTATACAGTGTATAGCCTCAGTCGTTGACCACTGCATGTGTGCGGTATTGCTTCCACGTGCAGAACTGACACTGAGTGATGACACGTTGGCCGTAGCCGTCGATAGTCCACGGCGCAGTGAGGTCAACGTTCTTCATGTTGTTGTCACCAAGGATGTGCAGACGGAGGTAGGTGTCGTTGAGGAAGTAAGCACGATCCACTGGGCAGCTTTCATCGTAGATGATCGGCACACCATTGTGTGAGATGCCGTCGAAGCCGAGGTCCATCATGCGCTTACCACTGCTGGTGTTCGTCAGTGGGATGGTCAACTTACTACGAACAGCAGCACGATACAGTCTGTAGTGATTGCGACCAGCGATGATCACCTTCGGACGCTCTGTGCCTTGCTTCAGATCAAGCAACACATCATCGTAAGCTTCTTCGATGTTCGTTGCGTTGAGTGTGCCTGCGAAGTCGTAGCTTGACGATCTCCATTGCACTTCTGTCGCACGATCAACGCCAGCAAGACTACCCGTAGTCGGATCGTCAGGCACCAAGAGTGCAAGACCGTTCGGATCATTGCCACCACCAAAGCCGTACAGGTACATCGAGAACTTCTCCTTGATGCTCATCTCAAGAGCTTCAAGTTTACCCTGCAACAGCTTCACAGCCGCTTGTTCACCCTTGTTCTCATCCTCTTCCTGATTGGAGATGATGACAGTACCGGCGATACGTGACCAACGATACTCCAACTTGATGAACTCTTGCGTCTGTACCACTGGCAAGCTGTCGTAGTACTGATAACTGCCAACAGTCGGATTTCTGCCAGTGAGCAGTGGATTGGTGATGTTGTATCCACTGGGTTCGTTCTCAATCCTATCACGTGCGAAGCACCACGCCATGAGTGCGTTACTCTGCATCGCAGCAACAATCAACTTCTTCCTGCTACGCTCAACAGTCGTAGCGAGGACGTTCTGGAGTACAGGCATCTGCCATGTGTCCTATTTGGAGTTAAGCTCCGTGAAGACAGCCGATGCAATGTCGCGCCAAGGCGTGTTGCTGCGGAAGTCACCACGTTGGTTGCTATTCATAGACGTTGAGCTACCGCCGTTAGGACTAACACCGCGCATATCACCCGGTGTTGACGCACGTCTACCACCACCGTTGCGTTGGCGCTTCATAGCAGCCTCAATCTGCGGACGGAGTGGTGAAGTGAAGTCCATACCTCGACGTTCTACCCAACTACGTAGTTCAAAGTACGCACGCTCTGGTGTAAGACCATGCTGTTGAACTAAATTGCTGATTTCTACCCCATGCGTTTCAGCATGCGGGTGTTGCTGCACGAAGTTCTCCATTTGCACTTGAGCTTGCTCTTGGATGCGTTCGTGTTGCTGTCGCTGCTTAGCAGCTTGCTCTACTGGACCTAAACGACGGTCAAGTTCGTTGGTGATAACACGTGCGTTGATCTGTGGTACTGCATCGTGACCGAGAATGTCCTCCATCGTCGCACCGGCAGCAAGCACGCGTGCGATGATGTCACGGACGGCGAGAATTGGGTTCTGTTCAGCCATAGCACGTAGCTGCAACGCTTCTTGTGCCATCTGCGGCGACAAGTTGTGCTGCTTCATCACCTGATCAATGCCTTGGTAGGCCTGCAGGTGCTGTTGCATCGCCTTTATCTGGCGTGCTGACTGATTTGCTGCATACTGTGCGCGATTGAGGTTGTAAGCTAGCTGCTTTTCACGTCTAGTAGTCGCAACAACCTGTCCATTGCGGTCAAGTAGCTCGCCGTTTGGTCCTTTACGAGGTTTGTCTGTGAAGAGTTGGTCTTCTTTACCTCGTTGCTGCGGCGAATGGCGATCACTGCCGGTTTCCTGTCGTGATCCGTCACCTTTATCACTACTCTGACCATCTTCAACACCTTGTGGGTGACTGATAGGCAGGTCTAGCTGTTGTCCTTCACCACTATCGCCACCATCGTCACCCTGTTGCGGCTTCTCAGTGATGCCGAAGCTATCACCGACAGCAGTCATAAGGTCTTTCTCTTCACCGGGCATTATAGCCTCCACGTATTAGCGGTTAATCTTGCCACAATCGGCGCAACGCCAGAATACGGATTGCTTATCGTAGTCAATGTCACCACAACACCAACCAGACCAGCATCTCAAACCCCACCAGTTGCGCCAATAGCGTAGCTTCGTCATGCAACAGCACCTTGTTGCATCTGTTGTATCATCTGCGTCGCTATTTCTGCAACGCTCTTACCACGTGCGAGTTGAATACCTAGTTGTTGCTTGATTTGAGGCGGCATACCATCGATGAGACCTGCAACTTGCTGCACTATCTGCGCGATGTTGTCAATCTCCATGCCACCTTGACCACCACCACCACCGCCTCCACCCCCACCACCACCTTGCGCACCTTGTTGACCTTGTGCGCGTGCCTTCATAGCCTCAATCACCATCTGTTGACGGCGATCTTGACCTTGCTGTGCGCCTTGCTGATCTTGCTGTTCAGCTTGCTGTTCGTCAGGACTTGGACCTGATGTCTCCTTCATGATGCCTTTGTATATCAACTCCCAGTCTTCACGGCTGACAACTACATTGTCGAACGCCTGCGAAAGAACTTTGAGGGCAACAACAGCAGCAATAGGAGTTGCACGAGTAAATTGACCAATGATTTGGGAAATCTGTAAGGCTTGTTCCTTCTTTGCGCGTGACGTAGGCTTAAGAGTACTACCACCGACAACACGCGGAGTAAACAAACGGCGAATAGACTTCGCATCAAGCTGTTCCCAATCTGCCGCGAGTTTGTCACCCAAGATGATGGCGACTTCTTCCTTGCGCATGAACTGCAAACACATCTGTGCTGTTAGCCACAACACTGTGCCAACGCTATCCTCGATAGCATCCATCTTCTCATCAGCGCGTGTTTGTACTTGGCTCTCGTAGCTCTCAATCGCACGATTGGTGGTGTTTGTCTTATACTCTACACCACGCTGCACAGATGCTACACCTGACAGACGGTCTATCGCTTCCATCGTCGGCTTCTTGTCGAAGAACTTCATCGCGTCTGCGGATGGTGGAAGTAAGGGACCTAAGATGTCCGATAGCTTCTTGCCTTCAGGTAGATCGACACCAATCACGTTCGTGTCTGTTGTACCATTGATGAGGCTCTCCAACACGGAGCTATCTTTGAGTGAGTTCTTGTCGAAGACGACCTTACCTGCGGCGAACTTGCGTACTTTGGCCCACTCGTTGTTTATGATGTTGATGTCATCTTGTTGGTCGAGATAATATGTAACTTCACCTTTGGCGTACATCGTAATGGGATCAGTATGGAACTCCATTGGTACAACAGTAAAGAACTGGTCAAGTGCATAAGGATCATCCCAGACCCAAAGAGGATAGCACCAGTCGTTGCAGTTGTATAACTCCACTCGTCTAGTAACTTTGTCCCAGACATAGACCACCTTTGTCATTTGTGCAGCTAAGAACGAGCGTTGATCTGCGTAGCCGTACTTGCTGTACTCCGAGGTGGAGTAGCTGAAGAGTTGGAAGTTGTCTGTCTGACCACGTTCACCTTGATCTGGTGATACACCAGCCTTGATGACGTTGCTAGGAGAGAACACGCTCTCCCACTCATCACTGTCAGGCTTCTTGCGTCCGAAGCGTGCTCGTAGCAGTGACGTGTACATCAAGTCTTCGATCATTATCCAATTGCACTGACCACTCAGGTCTAATTCTGTCGCCGTTGTATCGACAATGATCTGATCAGGTCTACGTACCTTCACCCACGGACCTGATGGCGTGAGCATGTCAATTGTCTCTTCAAGCGCAAGCAGCTTGCCTTCACACTCCTTGATGTCCTTCTGTGATTTAGCCTGCTCAAGTTCAGCAGACAGACGCTGTACTTCTTCCAACGCCGCTTCACTGCTGTTCTCGCGTAGGGTGTATCCAACTTCGAACCATCCGATGTTCGTTAGGGTTGTGCTGACTATATTACGTTTGACTTTACGCTTGAGGTTTAAGCCGGGCTGGGTCTTTTTAGCTGCTAATGTATTAACGAGCTTTTCCACTACGCGCGCACGGGGTTCGTCCTCTTTGTCTTCAACTGTGAACTCCGCTTCGGGGTTTTTAGTGAATAACATCGGGACGAGCGCACTGACATTGGCGAACACGACGTTCTCTGTGCTCTCCATCGTACCTTGCAACGGCTTACCTGCTGCCATCTCCTCATCACCACGCGACGACGCGTTGTCACGTGTGTGATCATGTCGGTAGTAGCGATATGCCTCACTCCACGCATCAACGTTCTTACTCATCGCAGCTTTACCTTGGTCGTAGCGACTACGCCACAACGGGCCGCGGTGTTTAGACACAGGTATCTTACTCTCACCTATCATGCGATACATAGGTGACGTGCTTTCGACCTCATCAGGCGACGACATCACACCGTCGTAGGTGTTTACGTCGCTAGGTGGAGTAGCAACACGGTTGTACTCTTCACCGGGTTCGTATTCTTCAGCCATATCTGTGCCTACGTGGGTTCTCGGTGTCCTTGTCGCGCTCCTGCCACAGCATCCACGATGGTACGCGCTGGTCTTGAGGGATAGCGTACTTGCCTATGTCAGGCATCTCGCTCAACAAGTACTTGGTCGCGTCCATAGCGTGATCGTTGCGGTCGATGGGCTTATCAATACGCTCGCCGCTAGTAGATTGCTGCCAGAAGTAGCCAGCGACTTCATCGGTCCACCAGTCAAGTTTAGCATTAACAAAGAGACGTGGGGAGCCAGCGACACGCTTGATAGGATGTAGCAACTGTCTATTGATATTGAGGTAGGCACCGACCTTGACGACGCCATTATTGATGTCACTGTTGCCACGCTTCATGTAGATGTTGTCTTCTTTGAACATATCGGCAACTGTTTTACCAACTGTGCGCCTGTTCACTGTCTTGCGACCGAAGATGCTAGGATCAGCGTGTATCTTGTGCATCTCGTCTAAGTCAACACACCAATCTGCTCTTATACGGCGTATAGCTGCAATCTGATCATCAAGTGTCATCTCTTTGCGGTAGAACCCATCGCATATGATGACGTGTTGTTCAGGTGTCACGAAGCCTAGCATGTA